TAGGAAAGTTCCAGAAGCACCTAAGCGTCAGAGGCCGAAAATAAGCGGTGAGGATTGGGGCGTCTGATAATTGCTTGGCTTCGGCAAGCGTTCTGTTTCCATCGAGCCAAGCAGCTCCCGATTATACATACATCCGTACGGCGTGCAGTAGAAGATGCCGGTCAGTTGAGGTTGAGCGGGCCTAACTGTACCACAAACTATGCTAGACTCCGGCTAACCAAAAGTCTTCGGGAGGGCCGACATGGCACGCAAAGTTGTGCTCATCAGTGACCTGAGCGGTAAGGACATACCAGACGATGACCAGGTAGAACTGCGGGTACTGGAATATCCGGAGCTTTCAGAGCCAGTCAAGCTGGACGCCAGTCGGGTCGAGACTGACCGACTAAAACTTGAGGCTAAGCCAATGGCGCTCCTGGAACTAGTCCTGGCCGATGGCAGCAGTGAGCGCATAGCGGTCGATGCGGCACTGTTCGCCAAGAGTATCCGAGGCGACGCTGCGGAAGTGCTATCCAGGGCTGAAAGCCTGCGAGTGGCACCCCCGGTGCCCGAGGCAGTTACACTGCGGCAGCGACGAGCGCGCGGAAGTGTAGCTGCCACACGCGGCGACAAGATCGACTATACGAGCGTCGAACATGCCGGATCGGTAAAACGCGGAATAGTTAGCGACGGCGAGAAGCAGACGGTACGTGAGCACTTCGACGAGGTTAATGCGAACCTTGCCGCGTCAGGTCAGCGCACGCTCGACTTGAGCGATATAGCGCATGTCACCAAGTATGGGCTGGAAGAACTGGCCAAAGAACGGGGCATCACGCCAGAAGCGAAGTCATAGCGTATCGCATCGCCTGACACAAAAACGTAGACCCTCCGTTGCTTCCTCGCGGAGGGTCTACCTATATCCTCTAGGACGTCTGAATTTCCGGTGTCACGGATTCAGTGGGGACGGAGGCTACAGGCTCAAACCCATAGCGTTTCATCATTGCAGGGTCAGCCGGATCGATCGTACGTTCACCAGCTGCGGCTAGTCGTTCGTTGACTGCTTCTAGGTTGAGACGTACGGCCTCAGCTTCCTCGGGTGATACTTTGCCTTTATGCGGTCGTCCTGCGTTTTCTAACGTGCTGTAATCCACCCGATCACCATTGCCCCGTCCACGAGTCACAGGATCTTCAGCTACGATCTTGGCATCGTGCATCACGACATCGACAGTTGCGCGTGTTACTAACTTGCCGAAATTCGCCTTCGTCATAATGTAACGGTGAGGCTCCTGTGGCTCACCGTCGGCCAGCTTTCGGACGAGTACTACAACAGGCTCTTTGATGGCTAACTCCCCGATGCGGTCGGCTTCCTCAGCGGTAATGTCGAGCCGACGCTCGGCGTAGTCGGGATGATCGACTTGCGCTTGGGCTAATTGTTCCTCTGGTATAGGCTGTGCCGAAAGGTCCGAAGCTTTTATCTCCATTTGGGTAGTTCCTTATTAGATTACTGGTCTATATTAGCACAACATGCAGTTCCTGCTAGGTAGTCATATGCCAGGCTGGCTTGAAAAGGTTGACGTTCCACGGCTCCCTAGGCGCTAGTCACGCTACATAGATTGTAGCAGGATGGCACGCTCTAATCTGTGAAATGGTATTGACAAACTAGCAATTTTATGTATAATACGAGTTGTTCAACAGGAACAACGCTATGAAACAAAAATTAGACAACATCATCTACGGCTACGACCCGAGCGAGTACCTGCCTGTCTACTACAACGGCAAACTCGATAAGCGGTCATTCGTGGCCTACAAAGCTACCCGAGCTTTCTTGCGGTTCTCGGACGCGTTCGATAGGTTTCGTGAAGCTAGCAATAGGTAGTACAATACGGCTGAAGCCGGGTGTCTGGCGTAGGCGCACAGTCTCTGAATCCTCCAATGTTTTCAGGCAAAAGACTGACCAATAGCCTTCAGTGCGGTTCCGTGAGGAATAACGCGGTAAAGCGCCTCGGCTTTTTTGTTTGGGTCGAGCTAGTCGCTAAATTCAGCCGTGTGGCTTAAATCTGAACTAAAAACTCGCGCGTTTGAGTCTGAGATGGGAACTTGTGCGGCTTCAAGGTTGCGAGCCTTCACATTGCCATGTCGCACAATATTGTGCGCAACGATCGGCTTCATAGCCGCAACGCCCGGTATTTCACGCTCACGTCCCGAAGCGAAGATACCTGCAATCGCTGATCCGAGGGCGGTCATGTGACTGACAAAGTTAGCCCACAGGCTTACTTCTTCAATGATGAGCACGCCTAGGTTGCGGCCGTAAAGCTTGGATATCCAAGGTACACTACAGAGTGTCAGAAACCAGAACCAGGTGAAGAAGAAGTGGAATTTGAACTGAGTGACTGGATCATATTCTAGGCGGTGTACCCGTGAAGCGACCAGGCGGACGGCCAGGTGCAGGGGGTTGTAGGGATTGAACTGTTTTATTTTTTCCACGACTGCCCACAGTTTATACACAATCTTCTCGGAGGTAAAGCCGACCTGTGGAAACTCTAAATTATCTCGGCTTTACGAAAAACTAGCAACGCGTTATCATGGGGATTACAAAGGTCTTTGTGCTTGGCGGCTCAAAGCCTTGAAGCAAAATAACTTAGTGGGCTTTACAAGGCTGCTTATTTCGTGCTATCTTGGTGTCACGCCAAGCATGAAACTAACTCTCTTGAGAAACGCCCACAGGGCGTTTTTTCATGGCCGATAAAATAACTGGTGGCTACTACATCAAGGCTCGCAAGATCCAGCAGAGCGATATCATGCGCATGGCTCCCTGCGCCCGTGAAGTCTGGGACTGGATGCTCTGCAACGCCGACCACAGGACGGGCCAACTTCTAGTTACCCAGAACGAGGTCCGCGAAGCTTTGTCCTGGCAGGTCGGGTGGAGTAAGAAGATGTACTCGATAGACCAAATCAAGAGTGCGTACGAAGCCCTAACGAAGGCCCAGCGAATACACCTACGGAAGACACCACGGAAGACCGTAGTAACAATTATCAACTACCTCTATTATCAGGACAAAAATAACTACGCGAGTCCACCGCCGAAGCCTCCACGGAAGACCGTAGGAAGCCCTAACGAAGCCCCTAATGATAAAACAATACAGAATACAGAAATAATAATCACTAAGGCGCTGGATGATTTTGAAAAAATGCGCAAAGCTATCCGCAAACCACTAACGCCACGAGCGCGTGAACTTATTTTGCAGTCGGTGCAAAAAATGTATCCAAGCGACATTGCCTTACAGGTCGCCTGCCTGGAGCAGTCGATAGCAAATAGCTGGCAAGGGGTCTTCGAGCTGAAGGAACAGCCGCGACGCGAGCTAGCTAACCCAGGGAAGGTTAGGTTTTGAAGTTACGCCATGACAGCAAAGCAGACTACATCATCCACATACTCGAAATGGTGGCTGCTTCACAGCAGCTTATCGCCGCCGCGGAGAGGAGGGCCACACTGTTTCCGAGCTTGTCTGACGAGTGCGGCGAAGTCATAGCCGCGGAAAAGAGGTGGCTGAGAATTTATCAAAAATATTTGGAGGATGCCTATGCACTACCTAACGAGAAAAATTAGCGAGTTACCTGCCGCTCAACGGCAAGCCATAGTCAAGGAAATATTGACGAGCGTGACGGCTGCGCCCGATACCCAGGCTGACAGAATCCAGCTCGTGTCGATGCTCGACTACACCGAGGAAGCTACCGAGTACGCTAAGAACTTCGGCAAGATGCAGGGGATGAGTTCTGGTTACTTTGCACTCGATGAGCTGACCAAAGGGCTAGTGCCGGGCGAGCTGATCGTAATCGCAGGCAAGACCAGCCACGGCAAGACCACCCTGGCCGTCAACGTCGCGAATCGTGTAGCTCTTGCCAACCATCGGGTGCTGTTCGTGACGATGGAGATGACCAAGCCGCAGCTGACATCACGGTTCATGCACATCAATGGGGGGGCAGACAGCGAAGAGTACATGTTAGTCGCTGCCAACACGGTCTACCAGCACAACGACGAGCTACGTTGGCAGGACATCGACGCCCTGGTCGCCAATGCCCGCAGCCAGTTTGGCGTTGGTCTGGTGGTCATCGACCACCTGCATCACTTCACTCGGGAACTTGAGCACGTTGCCGATGACCTTGGACGCATCACCAAGGAGTTGCAGAAGAATGCTCAGCGACACAAACTGCCAATAATCTTGATTTCCCATGTTCGCAAGACACTCAATGGCTCCCCCGCAACCATCGACGACCTGCGTTCCAGTTCGTACATCGCCCAGGATGCCGACATCGTGCTCATGGTTGGCAAGAGCGATGACAGTTCAAAGATCGCTGTGCGCATCGAGAAAAACCGGAACCGAGGCTTTGCCTGGAACGATAACGAACGTGAGTTTATTTTCGATAACACTAAGATTCTGGAAGACTCCGAGCGCGTGCGTGCGGTAAATATTCCTGGCGGTTGGTGATGGAGCATATCAGCACGATACTAATTCGCTGGCATGAGAAATTGTTGAAGAAGCGTAAAGGAGTAAAATAACATCATGCAACCCGTGCCCACAAATTTGAAAATGACCATCACGCAGCCGTTGCCGCACCTTGAGTGGAGCTTATTGTGTGATCGCTGCAACAACATGGTCAGATGGACGCGTAAAGTTCTACCCGTTGACCCAACAACTTTTTGTGATAACTGTCGGAAGGAGACGGAATCATGACCGACATCTACACACGTGCCGACGAAGACGAGCGCATGCACCTGGCTCCCTTTGGTCGCCGAGGCGAGCAGCAAGAATTACGGCTAATTTACTGGGACGGAAAAGTTACGATTGAAATGCGTATGCCATTCCTGGTTAATCCGATTCCGAAGACTTACGGTGACTTTGTCGCTGATGCCGCGAAGTTAGGGACACTCCTGGCAGACAATTTGCGACTGCGGCAGCGATACGAAGGCACAGAGTTCTTTCCGGGCGATGAGGTCGCGGCACCATGACTGATCCCTACACCCCCGCCATCAACACCTTCATCGAGCAAATCAAGGCCGACAAGTCGATCGTGCAGCCGTGGCGGAATTATGCGCTCAAGCATCTACAGGAAGCGTTGGCCGAGATTCGGATGGGGTTGACGACAAGCAACGCCAAGCCCGACGAGCCAGCCGACCCGATCGTGCAGACGTTCTGCACATGCCCAGCTGGTGGGCGGCGGCGTGACTGTCCGGCGCATGGAGATGGGAGATGACCGTCCAAGTCAAGCCGGTCACCGTCGATCTGCGCGACTCAGATTTTGGGACGATAGCCGAGTTGCAGGAAATCGTGGCTGAAATTCAGTGGAATGTCGCAGCCGAGAACTCTGACATGACTGTTGGCGGTATCGTGATTACGGAGGCCCAGCAAAAAAAATTACGGCTCGAACGATACCTGCGCGGCGTGCCCCAGAAACAGATCAAGAACGAGTTTATAAACCAGATCAACAACGTGCCGGTCATGATAACTAAATTCGAAAAAGGTTGCCCTGGCTGCGGGGATAAGGTACATTGGCATTGAAATGCCAGGGAATGCACAGTTACATAAGCAAGTTACCGAGATTAACGTGCGCCACATCCGGGCATACGACGAATTTCTGACGTACTCAGCTCTTGGCGGTTTAATCATCGACGCCGATACCGAGAAGATCCGCAAGATGCCGATCTATGAGTTTTGCAAGCGTGTAGGTGTTGACCAATCTACAACGTATCGTTGGAAGCACGCCCCCGGCTTCGGGATGAAAGTTCGTGAACGTCGCAACGAAATCATGCCGCTCGCTCGCGAGTCGATGGTGTTCAACCAGTTATTTATTCTCAGCATGCAGACTCAGGATAAGCGCGCTGCGGTCGATGCGATCAAAACGTGGCTTGGCCACTTCAGCGAGTTACAGCTACCCGTCCAGCGCCAGGACGTCGAGATACATGGGAGTGCCGAGGAGCTGCTAAAAGCCGCACGAGACGACGGCATCCTTGAAGGAGAGGTGATTGAAACAGCAATACCTGACACCCCAGCAGATGGTGCAGATGCGGGCGCACTTTCGCCTGCATCCTGAGTGGTTTTTTAGGCATTGGCTCGGCGTCGAGCTGTACGACAAGCAGATCGAGATTTGCCAGAGCATCATCCGCAACCGAACAACAAGCGTGGCCAGTTGCAACTCAGGTGGCAAGACTGGTACTGCCGGTGGCATCGTGCCTTGGTTCCTGTTGTCGTGGGATGAATCGATCGTCGTTACGACAGCTCCGAAGTGGCAACAGGTCAAGGACTTACTCTGGCGCGAAATCAACACACGCTGGGAGAAGGCTACCTACCCGCTCAGCTCTCAGAAGCCCAATGTTGTCAGCTGGGAACTGGCTAGCAACTGGTATGCGGTCGGCGTTGCAAGCAAAGACCCCAACAAGATTCAGGGTTACCACGCCGACTCTGGGCACCTGCTGGTAATCGTCGATGAAGCCGCGGCGCTTGAAGAAGCGCTGTTTGAGGGTATCGATGCCATCATGACGAGCGCTGACTGTCGCTTGCTCATGCTCGGCAACCCCACAAGCCAGTCAGGTAGTTTTCGTGACAGTTTCAAACCCAACTCGAATGCCCACCGCATCCGCATCGACATGTTCGACACGCCGAACTTCAGAGAAAACAACATTGTCAACGAGGAGAGCTTAGTCGAGGCTGTTAAGTCAGGTCGCGAGCTACTGATGCCCTACCGCTCGCTCGTATCGCCGATATGGGGTTACGAAAAACTAAAAAAGTGGGGGCCAAACTCGCCGCTGTATCAAGCTCGCTGCCGTGCTCGATTTCCAGAAGTGGGCGAGACGAATCTGATCCCGCTCAACCAGATCGAGGCAGCTTGCAGTAACGAACGGCTTGACCGGATTCTTGGCTTGAGTATGTCTTACGGCGATGACGACCAGGAGCGAGCCAACGAGAAGATTAGGCAAGACGCGCTGGCCGCATATATCGCCACCCAAGATACTCTGCGCGGCGTTGACGTTGCCCGTTTTGGTTCAGATGCTACGGTCATTACGCCACGCTGGGGAAAAGTCATCGGGCGTCAGACGAGCTACCACAAAGAAGACACCATGCAGACGGCTGGACGTGTCTGGCCGCTGATTGAAAACCGGCCGACAGATTTTACGGGTGTGGACGTCATCGGCGTCGGTTCCGGTGTGGTTGACCGCCTACGCGAGTTACAGGCCGAACTACGCGCACAAGGCCGCGACCACTGGGCACAAATATCTGGCGTCAACGTAGCCGACAGACCAACCGACTTGCCTGAAGGCTTGCCAAATATGCACTTTGCCAACAAGCGGGCCGAACTGTACTGGAAGTTACGCGGGATGTTTGAGACCGGCGATATTTATCTCATGCCTGACGAGGATGGCAACCCGCCGGAAGATTTGATGGACGAGTTATGTTCGATCCAGTATATCTACCGCGGCGACAAGGTCTTCATCGAAGAAAAGTCTGACATGAAAAAACGCATGAACGGCAAAAGTCCAGACCGCGCCGACAGTCTCATGCTGACTTTGGCACGCACCAAGGTTACTGTTTGGGAGTCTCAAGACGAAAAACCAGCCGAAGACGATGACGACTGGGAACCAGCCAGCCGTGTTGACCCCGAGCATGAGGAAATGTTTGCCGGAGGATTCGATAACGAATTTTAGTGTTGACATGTAGTAACAAGGGTCTACAATGTAACGTACAATAAAGCGAAGGAGAATCATGAACAAAGCAATCAGGCACGGCGAAATAATGTTAGTCCCAGTCGGAGATGTGCCGACAGGCAAAACGAGCAAGTGTTCCACGTACATTGTTGGTCACTCAGAAACGGGCCACCACCACGTACTCGAAGGTACAGAGTTCGAAGTGACTGAGACCGAAAAACAGGAGTTATACTTCCGGCTGTTTGAGCCGACGAAGCTTGTGCACAAGAAAACTGCTGATCGCCACAAAGATTTAGTTGTGCCAGCTGGTATTTACAAGAGGTTTCACGATACGGAGTACGACCCGTTTGAACAAGTAATCAGGGACGTAGCCGACTGACATGGCAGACTACTCCGAGTCGACCGCTATCTTGATCGAGCGCATGTGTCGCAACGTGGAGCGTAAGGACTTTAGACTTAACAAAGCTAAAGCCGCTGAGTGCATTTTGCAGACCTACGACTTGTTCGACTTGCCGCGTCCCAAGGATGTGGTGTGGTGCGTAGATATTTTTGATAAGCAGTTCGAAGCGTCGGCGGGGTCGGCGCGGTCGGCGCGGTCGGCGCGGTCGGCGCGGTCGGCGCGGTCGGCGCGGTCGGCGTGGTCGGCGCGGTCGGCGGGGTCGGCGTGGTCGGCGGGGTCGGCGTGGTCGGCGCGGTCGGCGTGGTCGGCGCGGTCGGCGTGGTCGGCGCGGTCGGCGGGGTCGGCGTGGTCGGCGTGGTCGGCGTGGTCGGCGTGGTCGGCGGGGTTTACTGCTTTAGATGATGACTTTGGATGGTTCGTCTTCGAGCATGAGTACTGTTTGAATCCCGCTAAGGAACTGCCGCCCAACGAGGATGACCGTAAGTATCTGGAGTACTCCGACCTGCTGCTGCGAGCTAAGGAGTTTGGAGCTGGCTACCGTGTCGAGTGGGAAAATACGCTGTACATCGTGCCAACGCCACTTGTCCTGATTGACGAACAGAGCCGCTTCCACTCGGAAGATGCGCCAGCCATCCGCTGGAAAGGTGGACGGAACTTTTATTTCCTGCGCGGTGAGAATTTCGAGCAAAGGCTTTGGCAAAAGATCGCAGACAAATCAATAACTGTCGATGAGGTTATGCAGATCCCTGACAGCGACAAGCGTGAGATAGCTTTTTCGCTGCTTGGCCCGCAGGAGATGCTGAAGGGTCTAAAAGCCAAGCTTCTTCATACTGGCGTCAAGGGCAACCGGCTCTACGAGTGCAAGAACTTCCGCGACACTGGCCAGACAGAGTACTGCTTGGTCATGACAGATGCCAGCACACCGCGGCAGTTCATCAAGTTTGTGCCACCTGCCATCTTCAAGAGTCCAAGTGATCTGAACGCAGATTACGCCACGGCTTGCGGCTACAAAGATGCCGAAGGCAACAGCCTGCCGGTGGAAGATTACTTACTAATTGAGCAGGAGGCATAAATGGCTGAAACTTCACAACGCTCCGTATGGAGAGTCCGTGACGTCGACATCGAGACCAAACGACGAGTTCGAGTCTATGCTGCCGAACACGACCTAACTATCGCACAGGCGCTAGCCGAGCTTACCACAATAGCCTTCTCTAAATAGAGGAGGACTATTTTTTTTGCATGATAATCGTGCGATACTGAAGCCAACTCTATGGCTGACAGTACAAACAATCCTACCGACAATACGCTCTTGCAGCCGATGTACACCCAGATTCTCGGTGCTCCTGGCACCTGGATATCCGGCGGCTTCATCACCAACGAAGAATACAATCCGAAGCTGTTATGGCGCTCCGGCATCGACATGTTCGACCACATGCGCCGCAGCGACGCCACGATTCAGGCGTTGCTCAAGGTTGCCAAGCACCCGATTTTGTCGGCCACATGGGATATCGAACCAGCTAGCAGCGAGGAGTTTGACCAGTACGTCGCCCGGTTCCTGCGCAGTGAGTTATTCGACCGCAATGTTGTCTGGTATCGCTTCCTGCGCGACGTGCTCGGCAAGCTGGACTTCGGTTTCAGCGTCTTCGAGAAGTCGTATGAACTGACCGAGTTTGAGGGTCAGCCCAGGGTTGGTATCGCTGAGCTGGGTTGGCGCAAGCAGTGGTCGATCCTGCGCTGGGAAACCGGCCAAGGCGACCCTGGCGTCACTCAACAGCTGCTTGGCGAGTTAGTTGACATCCCGCAAGAAAAACTGCTCGTATTTGTCAACGACCGCGAAGGGGATAACTACCAGGGAATCAGCTTATTGCGCTACGTCTACAAAGATTGGGACACCAAGAAGTACATTGAGAATCTTATGCGCGTGGTGGCAATGCGTTCGGCTGGCGTGCCGGTGTTTGAATATTTTGACGCTGCCGACAAAGTGCAGCAGGACAAGATTAAAGACATCCTCAGCAACTTCCGCGCCAATGAAAAACAGTACATCATGTATCCGTCGCAAGCAGGCAAGCTCGACTGGATGAAGATCGACACCAACATCCAAAGAGATCTGATCCCGATGCTTGAATACTTGCAGCACGAGATTGACAAGTCGATTTTAGCGCAGTTCCTAGACCTGGCCGGAAGCCGCTCAGGCGGCTCTGGTGGGAGCCGCGCACTGTCCGAGGATCACAGCCAGTTGTTTGAAAAAGCCCTTGAAGCCGTGGCCAATGAAATCGTTGACGAACTGAACTCGAACCTAATCCAGCAGTTGTGCGACCTGAACTGGTCTGAGATGCCGAACGGCTATCCGAAGCTGACCTACAGCAACATCGGCGACACTGACATGGATGCGGTCAGCAAGTCTATGAACGCCCTGGCTGCGGTTGACTTGCTCACGCCCGACCGCGACCTGGAGAACAACATCCGCGAGCGGCTTGACCTGCCGCCGCTGCCTGACGACATCTACGACAACTACGCCGACCGCACGACGGCCCAGACTCAGGCATACCCACTGACACAGCTCGGTCCTGGCCAGAATCCGGCTAACCCGCTGCCGACCGGCGAGCAAATCCAAAACCCCCCCACTGACCAGCTCGGCCACAACAAGCCCGGTACGAAACTACCGGGTGATGAGAGCAATCGTGTTACCCGTACCAACATGAAGCGGGACCGCGCTAACCAGCCGACCCCTGAAGCCAACAGTTACCGATTGCCGAGGTGGACAAGTAGCCCCAGTACGACCGCGGCCGAGGAGCTTCGCGACTATCGGAATAGTCTAATCGCTGCGGTGATGCGTGATGAAGGCGATTGAGCGTGAGCTTGAGCTAACGACGCGTGCCCTTTTAGCCGCCAACCAGGCTGCCGGCGAAGACTGGGCAGCTGAGTACGCTCGTGCGCCCAAGCAGCATGCTGAGCTAATCAAGCTAACGGCCAAGATGCACCGGCAGGTGTTTACCTACCTCCGCGAGCTAGCCAAGCAAGCACCGCAGTTCGTTAACTGGTTCGAGTATCACAGCGCCGTCTTCGAGCAGCAGCGGCAGATGTCGGTGGTGTCTTCGGAAGTCGAAGCTTACAACGTGAACGTCGTAGTCAAGAACGATAACGTCAGCCAGAGCGACCAGCAGTTTATCAAGGTGGTATTCGATACGGTGGCGGCCACGATCGCAACCGGAGCTGAATCTATGGTGGTCGAGCATGGCAGACCACCTATCGGCCTGACTACCACGAGCGTGACTATCCAGAACCTGACGACCGAGCAGCTAGCCAACTTGGTGGGCATGAAGGTAGTTGACAAAAACAAGCCGACCGAACATGTTATCCCAAACCCCAATCCGGCCTACAACATTGACGAGACAACACGCACCCGGATCGCCAACAGCATCAAGACCAGCATCCGCTTAGGTGAAAACCAAGAGCAAGCGGTCAAGCGTTTGCAACAAGTTATAGCCGATCCGGCCAGAGCCGACATGATTGCCTATACCGAAACCGTGCGCGCCTATGCTACCGGGAGGGCTACCTATGCACAGCAATCTGGAGCCGTGGCGAAGCACTGGTATGACAGTAACGCGATCGATATTTGCAGCGATAACACCGCCGAAGGCTGGATACCAATGGGCGCTGATTTCGTAAGTGGTGACCCGAACGAACCCGCGCATCCGAACTGTCTAATCGAGGGCACTGTAGTTAGTGCTACTGCTATCCAGGCAACGAGCAAACGCTTCTATGAGGGCCGAGTCGTGACCATCACTACGGCCAGAGGCAACAAGCTTACCGTCACCCCGAATCACCCAGTACTGACCTCTAGTGGCTGGATTGTCGCGAGTAAGCTCCAAGAAGGAGACAATTTGGCAAGCTGCATCAATCCTCAGGGGGTAACGTCGGTTATCAGTCCAAATAACTACAACACGCCATCCTTGATCGAAGAAGTAGTTGAATCGTTCGAGAGCGCGTTCGCGGTGTCTACCGTAACTGTGCCAACCACCACCAAAGATTTCCACGGCGACGGAATCGACGGCCAGGTCGCAGTTATAAATACCAATCGCTTTCTGAGGGGTAATACACCATCCAAGCTCATGCAACCAGACACGCAGCAACATCTCGGCCGGACTTACATGAAGCTGCTTTGCCTCTCTCGTCTTAGCTCGTTTCAGCTTAGCCTCAATCGTATCGTGACAGCCGCGTCGAGCTTGATGCGCAGCATGTACCCACAAACGGCGCTGTTCGGGCGTTCGACGGGCAATCATCTGTCTGTTGGCATCAGTCATGGTCCTAACTTTGACGCCACGCTCGATGAGGAGCTTTTTGATAACCTCACGGGAACAGCGACGCTCTCGCGCCAGCTTGAGGAGAGGTTCCCCGGCAATATAGCGCCTGATAAGATCGTCAGCGTTGTCGAGGAAAATTTTAGCGGGCATGTTTATAACTTAGAGACAAGTACAGGCTGGTACATCGCCAATAGCATTATTACACATAACTGTAGGTGCCTGACAGTTTACTCCTACGACCAGTCCGACCTAGCCGACGCCGGTATCACGGACGTGAGCGAGGAAGCGGCCTAACTTTCTACAGTTGGCTTTTTTACAACACGCGACTTATTGACCGCAAAACCGTAGTACTCTGCCACCAACTTGGCTATCAAGCCCTTACGCTTCGGATCGTTCTTCCACTCTTTGTACACCTGATTATCAAGCGAAAAAGTAATGCTTGCCATGACTAAATATTATACGTACTAACAATACGTGTAAAGTATACTTGTAAAGAACACGTATCCATGGTCTAGTATTGACATTAAAATTTGTGTTCGGCATTATTGAGCTTAACCATGCTACCGCAAAAAGAAACAAGTGTGCAAGGAGCGGTTTGGACTACCGCATATGTTGACTCGTTGCCAGACTCCAGCTTTGCTTTCGTAGACGGCAAGACCCGCAAACTTCCCTACAAAGATGCCAGCGGCACCGTAGACCTACCGCACACCCGCAACGCGCTAGCTCGCTTGAGCCAGACGCAGGGTATCCCCGCCGATGAAAAAGAGAAGGTGCGCACCAAGCTACAAAACGCACTCAAGAACGCTAAAGCAGCTGATGACATGGTGTTGCGCACCACCAACGCTATCAAAGCTGATGCTGGCACGACTGACTTGCCAACCCGTGTACACCTCTTGCGCGAGGGCGAGTTTAACACCCAGAAGTACGGCGAAGTGCCGATCGCGGCCAGCAACCTATACGAGATGAAGTTCAACTTTGACCGCGGCGTCGGCATGGCTAACGAAGGCGAAACCGGCATCCCGATCGACTTTGCCCACCAGTCCCACCTGAACGCGGCCGGTTGGATTCGCGGCCTGGAGGTCGTGCAAGCCGATGACGGTACTGAGTTATGGGGCACTAACGTCGAGTGGTCTGACTCAGGCAAGCAGGCGCTGGCTGGCAAAGAATATAAGTGTTTAAGCTCGGACTTCTATCCTGAAGCCTTTGGAGAGTGGGTTGATCCCGAAAGCGGCATCACGGCTAAGAACGTGATTGTCGGTGCGGCATTAACCAACCGTCCAATGTTTACCGGCAACAAGCCGGTGATTGCATCAGATGGCGAGGCCGAGGCAACCGGCGTGAAGACGGTGATTTATATCAACGCTAGTGAAAGTAAAAAAAAGGAGAACAGCATGAATTTAGACGAACTGCGCGTGAAAGCGTTAGACGATCTGAAGCCAGCAGAAGCTATGGAACTAGCTTTGCACGCGAGCGAGCTGTCCGAGGACGAGCGCAAGAAGTTCGGTCTGGAGGCAGCTGTTACTACTACGTCCGACGAGGACAAAGCCAAGGAAGAGGAAGAGGCCAAGAAAGCTGCTGCCCTCAAGGCGGCAGAGGAAGCCAAAGACAAGGGCGTCCAGGGCGCTGAACTCAAAGCGGCAAACGACAAGATTGCCGAACTGACTGCTGCTGTCGAGAAACTGAGCGGAGTCCAGAAAGCGAGCGAGCACAACAAGGTTCAAAAAGAAGTTGAAGCCCACGCCGCTCGTGGCGCTATCAAGCCAGACCAGATTGAGACCTATGTAACCGCTATCGAAGCTGCCGATGAGAAGACGGCTACAGCGTTGAGAGCCAGTTTGGCCGCACTCGCTGACAACCCGCTGATCGGCAGGAAGTTCGGTAGCGAAAAAACCGAAGGGAGCGCCGAGTTGGACGTTGAAGCCGAAATCCAGAAGAAGGTAAACGAGCGCGTTGCCGCCGCCGAGGCGAAGGGCGAAAAGCTGACGGTATTCCAAGCTCGACGCGAGATTTTGAACGCTGACCACGAGCTTGCCGGCCGCGCACGAACTGCTGCGCAGGCTGCGATGGGGTCATTCAACCCGTTCAAAGATAACTGGGAAGGTGCTGCGGGTTTGCAGGGCGTCAACCCAGAGGTGGCAAAGTAATAGGAAAGTAAGGGAGATACACATATATGGCAACTACATGGCGAGAAGGTTCTGCCCGTGCGACGTTCACTACTGGAGCGGACTTCACATCGGGTGGCACCGTAACACAGCCGACTTTGCAGGGTGTCAAACTCGATAGCAATGGCAATATCGTGGCGTGCAGCGCAGCCACCGACGCCATGATCGGCGTCATCACCACTAACCCGATTGGTGGCTCTGGCGACACCGCGAGCGTGTTGCTGGTTAACCAGCAAGGCACGGGCAAGGTCGCTTCTGGAGCTGCAATTAGCCGCGGCGCACTTCTATCGATGGATTCAACCGGACGGGCTGTGACCGCCACGCAGACATCTGCTGGTTCACAACCGACGAACTGGGTGTTTGGTCGAGCACTCACGGCTGCAAGCGCTGCTGGCCAGGTCGTCGAATACGAAAGCATGTACTTCCTCTACTAGAGGACAAATAAACATTAACGAAGGGAACTGAATAAATTATGGATGGCCAGATTTATATACCTCAAGCGCTGACCAACATGAGCCAGCAGTACCGCAACCCTGATGACGTATGGCTTCAGGATGCGCTAGCACCAGTGCTCATGGTCGAACGCAAGACGGGAAAATACTTATACTACACGAAGTCTAACTTACGAAAGCCGACGAGTACGCTGCGTACCGGCAAGGACAAGACTGCCGAAACCGACATGAACGCGGAGTGGAAAAGCTACAACACGCTCGAAGAACACGCGCTCAAGATC